AAATATTTGCTTCTCTTGATGATATCGCCATAGTCTTATCAGTATCACCAACCCAAGTTCCGTTACCAGAACCTAATGATGTAGTGTCTGAAATTGCTGATTGAGCTAAAATGTCAGCGTGTGAAGTTTTATCCTTCTGCACACCACCTTTGCCCAATGTTGGGAATTTGTATGAACTCCCTGTTACGCCTCTAACTGTTCTAACTGCACCTTGAAGGTTTGAAGCCTTTTGTTGTGCTAGATGAGAAATCTCATCGCCGAACATAGTTACGAATGCGTTACTTACTGTAATAGCCATATTGCTATCCTCCTATGTTTAAATTTAAAGTTAAAACGTTATTGAATTGTCCTTGTATGTAGGGTCTCGTAAAAGATTATCCTCTCACAGTTTGGGTTCTAGAACTCACAAACTTTAAACAAGATTATCCGTTAGGGTCAGGTCTATTGTTTGTTACCAGTATTTATGTATTTGCTCCAATGTATTTGTTTGTATGCGATTTTTAATTTTTGTATGTGTTCGTCATATTCCCAAGGCGAATAACCGTATACAAAATGAAGCCAATATTCGAACGTCATATGCACCCTTGGAAAAGAATTGTTCCTTGATATTATTTTATTAACGGTTTCCATCTGCCTTTCCTTTTCATATCCTTAACGTTCTCCTTCTGTGTGCCAATCTGCAAATGCTTTGGGTTAAAGCAACTGGGATTATCACAACAGTGAAGCACCACGTTGCTATCAAGGTGTCTATAGTTTTTAATACGATTGAGCTTTGCTGACAACCTATGCACTAACCAAAGTTTTCCATCGTGTGTGCAAACTCCGTAACCTTGGGTGTTTCTTGTTTTCGTCCAAAGGTGGCACTTCCGTTTAGTTACGGTTCTATTTTTATTCAAAGTTTTGGCAGTATAAGATAACGGTTTTCGCGACACTGACGGCAGTCCTCTCTGTTCCAGTGTATTTAAGCACCGTGGCTCACCGTGGAATACCTTTACGAAACCTTTAAAGGAGAGCAGTGAGAAAGGTGGGCTACGGTGGGAAAAATGATTAACCCGCTTTAAGCAAAAATATGAGAGTTTTTTTTCGCAGTAGCCTCCGTGTAATAAATCAAATTTTTTTTGGGGTAGGGTAAAAAATATTCCACATTTCGCACCCTAAGGTCAGAAATTCTCGAAGCTATATGCTACAAAACAAATGCTTCACCAAATTTTGCCCGTAATATGGAAGGATATGCCACCGTTCCCTGACGGTGTGTAGAATGGTTTGCAATATGACTAGATATAGTGCCGAAGGCTGGATTAATATGGACCTGATATGGGCCACATATGGCTTTTAAAGTAATATGCTTTCCCCGTAAGAGGTGGCGAGTGAAAGATCTTTATATCATATCACATTACATCACACTAATCACAGTTCCCAATGCTCCTAAACATTATTAACTGTTCACCATAGTTCTACCTTGTGTCCACCTTAGATCATCGTTCTCATTATGTTTATAACAGTTGTATTAAATATAGTATGAGTGTTGTTTGATCCTTTACGTCGGCAATTGTTTCTTCATAGTAACATATATCATACAACACTCAATTAAGTGTATTATAAATATATGTGTGGTGCGTTATGTTATCCTTCTAATTCCTATTGTTAATAACGCATAATAAGAAGCATAATGCATCACACTCTAATCATATTCACCAAATGGAAAATCAATTGGATTAAAGCCATCAATATCATCAAATAATAGTTTGTGCTGGAATATAAATCGCTGGGCATCGAATCTATTACTAAACAAAAACCTAAAGCCTTGTTTAGATCCTGTTTGTGTAGTAAATGGATGAAAGCAACAGGTATTGCACCACTTTAATAAACGTTTCATTTCACCTCTATTCAAATATTCAAACTCTACTATGTGGGTTTGCTTTGGTGCTTTCATTAATAGTTTTTTCTGTTGACATTACGACTTCTGCGGATTGGTCCTACTTTACCTGATAGACGATCATTAAGATTCTGCTGTCGCCATTGAACATTAATCTTATGCAGGCGAAGGAGAATGGGATTAGTGCCAAGATACTGTTGCTGGTGCAGTTGTGCAGTTTCTAGCTTTTTTTCTAGTATTCGCACTGGCAAATAGTGATCTGGCACTAATCTTATTTTAAGCATTACTCTTTTGGTATTCTGTCAAGTTGCTGATACAACCTGTATATTTCTGCTCTTGTTGAATCACCTAAAGGATCACCTTGTGGCAATTTGTAATTGTCACCTGCTCTCAGGTCTGCTATCTTCTGTCTAATTGTTGTGCCGGTAACAGCCGCGGTTGTGCCATCTGTTATAGGGTTTTGACCTTGTCTATACTTCATAGCATCCATAATCAATTGGACACCTTCTGCTGTATTGGCAAGTGGTGCATTTAACGTATCTTTAGGTAACGTATTAGTAAAGTTTTTTATTGAAGCAATATTATTATCGTATTCATTACCCCAGTTGTTCTTTAACTTACCGTGTTCCACCGTAGCGTCAATCTGTGGGCCTTGCTTACTATATTGATCTGCAAATGCTTTTATACTGTCGCTGTATAGTGCTAACATACCTTTAGCCTGCTCTTGTGTTAAATTATAGTTTTTAAACATTTCTGCAGTTTCTTTTTCTTGAGCTTCATTCATATCTAATTCCATTTCTTTAGCAAAAGAGAAATCATATTTCTCAGGTGCTTTAGGTGATTCAGATATTTTTGTTTCAAGTTCAGTATAACTCTTTGCAAAGTCTTCTGGTGTTTTAAACTTTTCAGGTAACCACTCTGGTCTACCTTCTTCAGTTTCAGTTGTAACTGCATCTGTTTTTACTGTTTGATTTGTGTCTTGTGCAGGAGCTTCGCTTAATAAATTAGTTGTATCTTCTGCCTGTTCTGGTGTTGGTTGAGTTGTTGGATTTTTATCTTCTGCCATTGTGTTATCTCCGTTCTATTATGTTAGTTGTTTCTGTGCGATCCAAATCACACATATTTTCTATTCTTTTCAATAAGCTCTGTTGTGCTATTTTAAAGATTGCGGCATAAGGGTTAGGTGCGTCTTGATCTATTCTACTTTGATTTGCTATTCTATATAAATCATAAAACACCTGTTTGCCTGCTGATGTATTAAATACTTCCTTGTATACCTTTTTTAGTTCATCTTGTTTCATCATTTCAGTTCCTTTGTGTAAGTGTATTGATACAAACTAAAGCCTTTTCGTTCGCACCAACGTTGGTATGCCTTCCGTGCATCCCAAGTAAAAATATTTATGCTCTTGCAATCTTGTTGTTTTGCCCACAGTTCTAACCGTTCTAACATCATATCTACATATGAATAATGGCATTTGAGAGCAGTTAATATACCAACTATGTTAACTTCTTTTATATCTCGCCACATATTGAATTGCCATTCAGCAACTAACAAACATTTAAGTTTATTATTTTCTTCAATACCTATTGTAAATCCATTGCGTTGTTGATCTAGTCGTATCATCCAATTTAACCACTGTGGATCATATTGATCTGGATATGATACATCTACTTGTCGCTTAATCATATCGTAGAGGATTTGGAATCCATTCGGATTATCATAATCTCTACCTGTTACGAATTTTATATTATTGTTGTGGTGGTTCTTCTTGAGCATTTGGATCTATTAATTTCTGTGCTGTTTGCATTAATTGTTGCTGTGCCATTTGTTCTTTCATCTGCTCTTGTTGTTGTGCGATCTCTTGTTCAGTTCTGATCACATCAGGTGACATATCACCATCTGTTAAGATTTTTCTTGCCAATTTACCCATATTAACTGACTGTAAAGCCTCTGGACCTAATTGACTTACCATTTGTAATAACTGCATATCTCTAGATATTTCAGTCATTGCAATTCCTTTTTTAACTGCTGAATTTACTACTAATTCAAATGCAGTATTATCTAATACAAAATCAGGAACAAGTCCTCTCATTTGTAATTTTGTTACAAGTGTTTTAATTAAAGGTCTTAAAAATTCTGCTTCAAGTCTTAATCCAAACGGTGCTGTTCTTCTATAGAACTCTGCTTGTCTGGCCTGTATCTCTGTTGCAGTCATATATTTTGATTCACCTGGTGGTAACATAGCATCATTATAAAGATGTCTACGTATTGCTTGTTGATGTTCTTGAATTGTAACTTGTGATATTTGGAAATTACCTGGGAATGGAACTGGTTGTAATGGTTGATCAACTGTAATAACTTCGCCCGGTTGTAATTTCATATTACTAAAGTTTACAGTTGTATCTGAATTAACCATCCATAAACCTTGTGATGTCCAACTTGCTGTTTGTAACACCATTTTTTGCATTTCATTTACTGTTCGAATATGTGGTAAACAAGATCTTATTGGACCTTCACCCCATACTTGACCAATTACTTTTGAAAATCTAAAAATAATAAATGGATTAACTGGCATATAAGATTTAAGAACTGGATCCATATCTTTACCTACATATACATTGTAACAATAATCAGTTTCTCCAACTTGTCTAAATACTGCTTCTAGTATAGGTATTTTCTTTTCAGGATCTTTATCAGCTAATTCTTTTAATTCAGGTTTTTGATAACCATATCTTTCAAATATACTTTGTGCTGATAATGTGTGTTCTCTAAATACAACATCAATATCATCTTTATAGTTTGCTAAGAAATATAATTGACTTGTTGGAATAGACATAAAGTCCATACCATTTCCACTTAATGGATTCATAACACAAATTGCACCTGTGCCTGAAATAACACAATCAGTTAATGCTTCTCCTGCCGCTACATAGAAATTACTATCTTTTAAAACATTGAATACAGTTTTGTTTGCTGTATCTACCATTCTTCTAATGTCTGATGCTATTTTACTTTTAACTTCTGATCTTACATCAATATATGCCCACTGTTGATTCTGTGGTATCAAAAGTGAAAGCACAGTTGAAACTAAATTCTGCACTCCATCTACTGCTGACATATCATAAAGTTTTGTTCTGTCTGTTGCAGATTCAAGATTAGCCCAAATATCTCTATTAGGAAATGTTAAAGAATATGCTTCACTAATCTCACCTTCGTGGGGCTGACGTGCCGCTTTTGCTTTTGTTAAAAGATTTTTAACGTAATTAAAATTTACTTCTGCCATATTATGTTAATAAAGAACCTGTAGTGCCAAATTCACTAGTATCACCTAAATATCCATATGGTGTAGCAATTAGGTTTCTTCTACCTTTTCTACTTAATTGTCTTTTTCTTTCTTCGCTTGAAGCAAATTGTGCCTGTGCCGCCGCGGTTGCTTCTGCCGCCTCTGCTTCTCTTCGTGCAATAATTTCTTCTTGCACTTTAGCTTGAGCTCTTGCTACTGCTACCGGATCAGGTGCTTTTGGTTTTGGTCTAAATACTTTCGGCATTATAATAATCCTCCGCTTGTTCCTAATCCTTGTGTTGGTTCAGGAACTATTAATTTTTTACCTCTTCGTTTTACCGTGTTATCAGTTGTATTTACTTCTTCATCAAATTCATTAACAACTGGTAATTTTTTATCTTCTTGTCTTGGCGTAGTTTTACCACGTCTCGGACCTTGTGTTGTGCTAGAAGGAACTTTTGTAATCGGTTTTGGCATCTTTGGTCTTACTGTTCCACCCATTATAATCCTCCTTGCGAACTACCAAGTTTACCAACTGTTTTTCCAAATATTGTGCTTAATAAACTTTTCTTTTTTCTGCTTCTTACATTAATTGGTGCTATAGGTTTATTGCTTATTACTTCTTCTTGTTGTCTTGCTATTTTATTGATTTCGGCATCTGATAATAAATTTTTGCCTCCGTATGTAGACATAGTGCTACCGCCTTTAAAAACATTGTCTTTTTGTTTGTTTACAATATCAGCTCTAATTAAACCACCGCCTGGAATTAACATCAAAGGTAGTGTTAAAACTTTTGCAATTTTATGTTGTGATTCAACTTGTTTTTTACTTAAAGGTATTCTTCTCATTGCGTTTTCGTATTCTTTTCTACCTTTACTAGTCATAACAATTTTACCACTAGATGTTCTTATAGGTCTTCCTTTAGAATCCGTTGCATAATTACCTGTTCTCATAGAAACTGTATTCCAAACCTGTGCTGAATCTTGTGAACCTTTAAATCTTGTTGGATCTTTTATTTGTTTTCGTGTTATGTCTTGAACTGTGTTTTCAATAATTCTAGCATCACGCATTTTATTAACTTTTTTTGTTTGAATACTTGGTGGGGCAACTGGACCTTTTGGTCCTTGATAACCTTTATTGTTGTTATTACCGCCTGATGAACTTGATTTTGAACCCATTTTTTATGCTTTCCTACATATTATTTATGTAATTTGGGATTTTTGCCCTGCAAACTGCAATGGACTTTGTATCATTGGTATCTTAGATACATCAACAGCAGGTTCAGGTAATTTAGAAATAGACATACTTGTTGCATCAATAAAGTCATCCATTTTGCAATAAGGAAATTCTTCAAGTTGAGCCATAAAATTACCGTTGTCAGCAACTCGTTTATGTATTCTTAATTTGCCAATTTTAATAATTGGTTCAAGTGTTTGTGCTATAAAATTTAATTTATTTTTATTTCTAAATTCACTTATAACAACAATCTTCTTTTTCTTTTCTAATACTTTTCTTTTAAGTTCAGTTTTTAATGTTACTGAAAAGTTTTCTTCTAAATATATGTGGCCTAACTTATATTTTTCACAAGCATCAATTATTTCTTCGCATTGTTTATCAAAATCTTTTTCTTTTGCACCACTTAATTTAACTGTATCGTGAACATAAACAATACCATTTGTGTCTCTAGCTGTAACTGCCAACACACTATCGTCACGCCCTCTTAAGCCTGTTGCAGGATCCCAAGCCGCAACCATTCTCTGTATTTGATTTTCACCAAGTCTAACAATAGGTATATAATTACCCATTGGTTGTGGTAAATGTTGATATGTAAGTTCATCTTTATAAACTTTAATTTTATTAATATCAATAAGTGCATCATATGTTTTACTAGGAATTAATAAGTATTGTGATTTAAAATCACCTTCAGTTGATTCTCTTTTTTGTCTTTCTAACCATTCCCAAGTAAACATTTGATCCGGATGATCTGGCCAAGTTAGTTTTCCATCTTTATTATATACTGGTATTTTTAATTCTTTATCATAACCAACACTTTTACAATGTCGATAAATTGTATCTTCGTGATGACTTGTTCCAATTAATAAAATTTTTTTTGAAATTTTACCAAACTCCATAACCCTTTCTTTAATAAAATTTCTTGCGTCAAGTGTTAAAACATTAGTTGCAACTTCAATATCATCACCAATAATTTCATCACAATGCATCCCTGTAAAAGATGAAACCATTGAAGTAACTGTAACACTTGGATTTAGTTGAATACTATCTCTTTCAACTGTAAATTGACTTGCCTGCCAACTATACAAATCATTTTTTAAATGTTTAGTAAGAGGATTAGTTTCAATGATTGAACGTATCATCATACTATTTCTCATTGCTAAATTCTTTTTAGCAGAAACAATAATACAAGTATAATTTGGGTCAGTTAATAATTTCCAAGCAACATAACAACAAAGTATATAAGACTTTCCAATATGTCTAAATGCTTGAAGTATTTTTCTAGGTTGCTTTTGATTATATTGTAGCCAATCTGCAATTTCGATATGACAATGTGGTGTAGTCATACCGCTGAGTAAATTTTGTGTATCTAAAAAAACTTTGAATGGTAGCATTATTCATCTTTGTTGACTGGATTGCCATCATTGACTGTTTCATTTATATCTTCTTTATTTGGAACTATTCTTTCCATTGCTTTTTTAAGAAGTTTCTCTGCTTCACCATCTTTGTTAGGTTCTGTTTCACTTGCTTTATTCAAACCTGATATGTGCGTTGCCATTTGTTTAAGCAACATAAGATGTGATTTTCTACAGTTAGTTAGGAAAGTTGCTTTCTTAACATAGTCCTTGTCCTCTTTTTTAGGCCAAGCATCTTCACTGAATAGATCATTACCGTGTTTTAATTCGTTATCAAAATATTTGTTGGAAAATTCTTTTAAGATTTTTTCGTAATTATCGTCGACTATTTTTTTTCGTCCTGCCATTTTTTTACCTTTCTGTAAAGTTAAGTTAAAAATATTTAGCAAAGAAAAAACCCCCGCATATAAAATACACGAGGGTTTTAAACGATATACAATTTAAGGAGCATCTATACGCCATTGCTGGCTTATCAATGCCAATAGTATTTATTCTTTTTCGCTTTTTAACTGTTCAAATACGTCAAAAAGTAAGGATTTTACGTTTTCTTCTGATTCATTTTGGATCCATTCTTCTACAGTTGGATATCCAGCAATAGTAAATTCCACTTTTCCAGAACACTTAAACTCATTTAACTCTTTATTAATTTTTTCAATACTCATATTGTTTTTATAATCAAAGTATTATAGTAATTCAATTATGTTCCTCGGTAGCTCAGTGGTAGAGCATCCGGCTGTTAACCGGACGGTCGCTGGTTCGAGCCCGGCCCGGGGAGCCATTTATCTACACACATCATACACACTATAGATTTTAATTAATTTTTTTCTTTATTTTTAGCCATATATTCGTAAGTGCAAATACTGTTAAAATATGTTACCACCAAATAAATCTAGTAAAAATGGCAGTTTTTTAGGGTATATTGATGGTTGTGCTATCCAATTTTCTATGTTACAATTATACATACAATTTAAAATAAATGACTGATAATAAAATCAAATTAAATGACGGTGCTATTGTTTTGCTTAAAAGGCCAAGAAGTCATAATTGGCAAATGCAAATTCATATAGGCACTGATTGGTATAGAGAAACTTGTGGCACACCTGATTTGGAAATGGCTAAAAGTATTGCATATTCAAAATTTGATGATTTAAGACTTATTATTAAAGATGGTGGAATAATAAAAAAATCACCACGTATAGCTGATATATTTGTAAATTGGCGGAAAGCAATTGAAGAAAAATTTCCTAATACCAAATATCTTAATTACAAAACTTCATTTGAAAAATATTTTTTATTTCAATTTGGTAAAGAACAATTACTTAAAATAACTGAGGACACTTTAGCTGATTGGTTAAAATGGCGTATGACTGTTTTAACACCTAAAGGCACTCCACCTACAAGTTCTACAGTTCATAATAATCTTGTTGTTTTAAAAAACTT